GGCGGTTGCGGTGTTAGCCGTTGACTGAGCGTTAGCCAGTTGAACCGGATCGGGAGCGGCAGGGGGCCGGGGCTTGGACACTCACGCGCTCCTTGTTGAAGCGATGGCAACGCCACTCGCTTTCGAGGAGACCGGAGATGATGCAATCGTCATCACCATAACCACGCCGGATAGTCCCCTCATGTTTGAAACCAAACTTTGAGAGAAACTGGCGAGCGGGACGCAAGCGCTTTGGCGTCAGGCTGGTGATTCTCGCCGCTCCAAGCTGATAGAACGGATAACGCAAGATACCCGTCACCAGCGAAGGCGTCAACCAATCCGCGCGAGTAGAGGCAAAACTGACCTCGATGTTACGGTATTGGGGCTGATATGCGTTAAAGACCACGCCGCCGATAAGATTATCGTGCTTGTCCACCACCCCGATGGCCTCGCATGGCCCCCAGTCCAGTCCATGCCCAATCTGGTCCGCTACCCATTGAGCGACTAGGGGAGAGAACGGGCCGGAGACTAGCCTCAAAGCTGCCCGCCGGTCTGGTTCTGATACTTCACATTGAACGCGATAATCTCGCACGGCGCATTGGTGTTGCGCGTGTAGGACATCGCCACAATGCCGTCGCCGTAGGAAACCACGTCATCGTCATCGACGCCAAGGTCGGTGTAGATCAGCGGCGCAGGCAGAACCCGCAAGCGAACCGCTCCGCAGTAGCCAATACCCGTAACGCTCGTCCAGCTATCGCGCGTCTCCGTGCTAGGCGACCACAAGGCTACATCCCAAAGGCCCGTGTCCCACTTACCGCCCGTTGTCGTGATGGTCGTAGGAACGGCAGTCGGAGCGCGTTCCTTAAAGTCCGTCACAATCTCAACAGCCGGGGCAAGGTCGCCCGCGATCCGCAACACAGGTTGCAGCATCTCAAACTTTTTCAGGCTGCCGCGTGAGCCGAAGTAGTTAAACGCCGTCTTAATGTCCCCGACGATGCCGCCCTCATTATCGGCATAGCCCACGTCCCATAGATAAACGCCGTCCGAGCCACCAAACAGCATCTGGTCATTGGCGACGGACCAACAAAAGGCATTAATGCCCGTGAACCGGCACCAGGCACCCGTCTGGACGTTCTGGACGTATTGTTCCGACCGCGTAAGGCTTGCCGTGGGCACGTTGAAGATTGCCAGCGTTCCCTTGGTATAGAGAGCGCCTTCCCATCCAAAATTGCCGCGATAGCGTTGGGTCGCCTGCTGAAATGCGTTCTGGATTTTCTGCGTCAACGCCACAAGGTTCTCTTGTGCGCGGTCCAGTTTCAGCGCCTGCGAGAGAGGCACCACCCCATCCGTAGTCAGCAAAACAAGGTCCGAGCCGTATTTGATGAGCGACCGCCGCGACAGAGGCAGGCCGAGATCATACACCCCGACAAGCGCCCAGTTGTTAGCGTCCGATGGGTCAAGGCCCTGATAGACAGCAACCTGACCCTGTGTCGTCACCCATACCGCTAGATCATCCGCACCGGACCCGCCATCAAGCGTCCAAGTGGCTTGGCAGAGGATTGAACCGCCCTTGTCAAAGATAGGGCCAAGGTCAAGCAGATTGGCGTCACCCTGAATGGCGAACGGCTCCAAGAACCAGACGCGGAGGCTGTCCTCTTGCACAAAGAACAGACGCCCCTTGTGGTCCATCACATCGACCAACGTGCGAGGGTCGAGCGTGATGACGCCCGCTGTCCCTGTGATGGCCGTAGAGGCAAACGACGTGCCGTTGTAATAGATCGGCTCCACAGCACCATTGGCAGCGACCAGGAACGTCCCCGCGTCGTTGGAGAAGTTCAGCCATTGCCAGCGAGCGTTGCCCGCGTTGGTGAACACCTCGACCGGCGCATCGCCTTGGTTGCTAACGTCAAAGATGCTGCCGCCACAAGCCGCGAAAATGTCGTCTGCCAAGGCCAATGTTTGACCGCGCCAGACAAGGATTGATTCAGTCGGGAGAACTAGCCCCTCCTGCCACGGCACATAGCCCTTACGCAGTTCCACATAGCCAGCGCGAGGGATGAAGTTGTCCAGAATGACCGCGTTTTCAGGCGGCATATTGGCCAAAGGGGATTGAGCATCCCACCCACCGACAGGAGCCGGAACCGCACGGCCAATCGACACCCGCTGTTGAGACACCGACCGTAGAGGCTGGCGACCGTATTGCTGCGCTGCTTGCCTCATCAGTTAAAAGCCCCGGCTCCCGCCTCTTGTTTCGTCCTTGCCAGAGCCTCCATCACCGGCACACCCGTCTTTGCCAACGCATCGGCCAGCACTACCCATTGCTTTACCGTGGCCTGATATGCCGCGTAAGTCATGCCAGCACGTTCCCAAGGCGCAAGATGCATCACAGCGCCACCCACGCCCCTGAACGGTTTTGATAGCCTTGTGCGCCGATATAGAACAACCGACCATCGGGACTGTCCGCAACGTCCGGCAACGTCGAACCATAGCCCGGCGCATAGGCCGACAGCAGCGCGTTAATCTTCTTGCGCTGCGTCTCTTGGTTCTTTGTGTCGGAAATGGACAGAAACAGAATCATCCGGGGAACCCACCCTCCTGAATGTTCGTTGACCAGCCGTAATAGTTGCCGCCCGTGCTGTCGATAATCGTATTGCCGCCGTCACGGGCCATGCGTTGATTGCGCTCGCCCTGATAGGTGCGGAAGTCCTCCGCATAATCCAGCCCCTTGGACTTAAGGAAGCGCCAGCGAAGGCCAAGCGGAAACAGCTTGTCATCCAGATACGTCAGGTCGGTGTCAGCAAGGAAAGACGATTGCGCCGAGCCAGCAGCCGACTTAGCCCAGTTCGTCGTGATGTATTCATAGGCAATCTGTTGCCCCGCATCCGGCGTCGGGGTCACAAGAAACTGGCCGTCCCGCTCAATGAAAGCCAGAAACACGCGATTGAGTTGGGGCTGCGCTTGGATAGCCTGCCACTCTTGCGGAGTGATCGGCCCGTAAATGTAGCGCATCGTCGTTCTGTTGAAGAACGAGTTGGCAATGAAGTGATCCAGATCAGACGGGATTGCACTCGACTGAACCGCGCTGGCCACCGTATTGAACAAATGCTGCCGACGCATCACTTGCCAATCGTATGTCCCCGACAGTTCGTCGCCTTCTTCATTGGCCAGAGCGTAAAGCTGCTGCACCTGAGCGTCAGTCGAGTTCACGACTTCCGTAGGCACCGGAATGGACAGCAGACGACACGCCCGCTGGACAATCTGAAGAAGGTTCATCGCCATTCGTTAGGCCTTCGCAGGACGCCCGCGCTTTTTGGCGACGGGGATGGATTCATAATCTGCCGCAACGTGCGTTTGCGCGTCGCTGACAGGCTCAGCAGCACCGCCGGGACCATCCACCCCGTCGTGATCGAACGCCTCCACAGGGGCGTGATTAAACGCCTCCTTGAGATACATAGCATATTCCGCGCCATGTGCCTTCTTGTCGGCCTCAGTCGCCACACGCGGACCAATCACCGACGACGAATCCGCCTGATAGCGGAACATGAGGAACTTGCCGTCCTTAAAGAACGTCGCACCAGGCTTATACATCACGTCACGTTCCAGACCGCTCATGCCGATTCCTTCTCTGCTTTGGCTTCCAGTGCCGCCGTTAGCTTTTCCTCAAGTTCCCGAATCCGCTGCGTCATCTCCGCAAGCGGCTTTTCGGCCTCCGTCTGTTCAATGAACCGTTGAGCCTTGGCGCGGAGCGCTTGCCCACCCATCGGGACACACTTGGCAAGTTGGCTGTCAGACAGGCCCGCAAGAGCCTCCACCGTGCGGATATGGACGCTTTTCAGTTCAATGACCTGACTACGGCCCACGCCTGCCCATTCTTACAGCGGGGCTCCGCTCTCAGGGGCTTCCATGTTGGCCTTAAACGCTGCGTATTTGGTCGGCCAGCGGTCGCGGTGTTCGTCCTTCACGGCCACGTCAACAATGTTCTTGTTATCGCCCGGCACGATCAGTTCCACATACTCAACGTCATTCCAGACCTCGCGGCCTTCCTTCTCCGACAGGAAGTTGTTGCGAACAGGCTTGATATGGAAACGCGGAATGATCCGGTCCCGTCCGTCAGGCGCTACATATTCCATCTATGTCCTCCGATACACAGTGTCGTTGCCAATCCGCATCACGCGAGAATAACCGGGCACATCGGCTTTCGGGCCTAGTCCCTTTTCTTCAAGCACTATGATAGGCGAAAACTTCTCGATTGTCGCTAGTGCGCCTTTGATGGCGTCTGCCTCCGCGCCTTCAATGTCTAGCCAGATCAAATCGCACTGGTCGAGGTCGAGGCTGTCAATGGTCCGAACGGGGATAGCGTCACCGGGCAGCGTCTTGTGCGAGCCGCAATTGTCGGTGTCGATGCGAAGGATGCCACACGTTCCTGGCTCTGCGCCTAGCGCACCCCACCGCACTTCTATTGCCTCGTCCCTGACGTTCTCAATCAGGCAGTCGAGGTTGTCCCGATCCGGTTCAAACGTAATGACCCGATCAAACACCTTGGACAACGCCAGCGGATACACCCCGACATTGCCGCCAGCTTGGACGCAAACGCGCTTCTCTGTCACCAACGGCAGGACCACAGGCATAGCAGCGGCGCACTCGCTAACCACCGCTGCACGGCACCGCACGTCAAAATCAGGCCACCAAAGGCCGTCAATCTGTTTCACTTTGCGAAGCCCTTTTCATCATACAGGTGCCGTTGAGCGTCAGCCGGATGGTAAAAGTCCGGCTCATCCAGCAGCAGCAACGCACGGTCAGCGTCCGTCAACCGCTCCGGATACCATTTAAGCGTTGCCCACGCTTTGCGCCGTTCGTTGTCGTTTCGGGCATCGTATTGGCTGCTCATCGGCGGTAGTTCACAAACAGGCCGACAACCAACAGCCACAGCAGCCAAACGGCAAGAAGGCCAATAACAAGCATCATGCGAGCAACCTTCCCATGTCAGGAATAAGGCCGTTACCGTGAGCGATGACCTTAACGCCACGGTCGCGCAAATACAAAAACGACTGCTGAAACTCCATCGCCTGACGGATCATCCATCGAGCGCAAGTGTATGTCTTGTCGCCTAGCACAACGTCCATTGTGGCTTCACCGTCGTTCAGGCTCTGCGAATAGGCGTGGTGTGAGCCTTCGGCATACGAACTGTCGAAACCATAAAGGTGTATTTTCTTGTATCCCGACAGCCACGCCAGATTGATAGCGCGGAGGCCAACCGTTCCCCCACCAGGCACTAGAACGCACGGCTTCTGGTCTGGGCCTTCGTCAAACCACGGCTTAATAATGTCCATGAGTTCTTCACCCGAACCCATAGCGTTATGCCACAGCACAACATCATGCCTTGAAAGCGCATCAAATACGCACGGATGAACCTGAGAGGCGAGGAAGTAGCGCACGGACATTGGCGCATCCTCGACCATGTGTAGATTTTCTTCCCGCGCATCCAACATGACGTGAGCGTCCGGCGTGACGGCCCGTTCCGTCAGATACCGCAGCGCATTGTTGACGCTGATAATCTTAGCGCCCCGCCTGCGATGGTCCTTGATGGCCTGCACACTGTCCGAAAGCGAGGGACCGCCTCCGACGATGACGCAAGCCTTGTCCTGATCCCCAAAACCGGAGAACCACGGCAAATCCCGCTGCACGTTGGCCCGCACGTTGGCATAGGCAAAGTCATGCGAGACGTTCATGCCCTTTAGTTCTGGCATGGCCGTATAGCCACCAACGCGCCAGACACCAGGCACCCACCCGTCCGTCACTTCATGCGGCTTGGGCTGGCCGTGAAATATGACCGCCTTGGCCGTCTCAGGTGGCCATGACACCGCGTCACGGTAGGACACGAACATATCAGCGGGGAACGTGTCCCATGCGCTAACTTGGCTAATCCACTCTTGGTCCCCGCCGTTGATTTGGCCAGCCGGGACAAGGCCTTTGAGGCTTTCCGTGGGCCGGTCGATTACGTCCAATGTAAAGCGGTCCCAAATGGCCGCGTGTTGACCGTCCGTCCACCGCATGACGCTGCTGTTATAGGTCGGCCAGTGCCAATCCTGAATGATGCCGTGTGGCAAGCCCTCAAGCCTGCCCGTCACGCAAACATCTAAATCCATGTAAAGGATTTCATCACCGTAGGACCACGGCATTTGATGCGAGAATAGGAAAACCTTTTGCCACCAACCCGGCAGATCGGGATTGTGCGGAATGGCCGTGATGCCTTCCGGCAGTTCCTCTGGCTTATCAGTCAGGCACCAGTGGCGCTGTTCTTCGTCCAGATGGCGAGCGATGCCGTCGTGAAGGCGGGTGACGTATTCAATCGGGTATTTGTCCCCGACGCGGACGCTGACAACGTTAATCATGCTACCTCCATAGCAAAATGGCCCCGAGGACGAACCCCGAGGCCACTAAGCTATCACCTAACCCCAGTGGAGGCTAGGATCAGGGACAGGCTTAGAGAGCGGTGCGCTTGGCCCAGAAATACTGGCCCGAAGCAACGCCGCCCGTCGTGTTGACGGTCCATCCAGCCGAACCGGCATCCGACGACGCAGAGCCGCTGGTGCCAATCAGGATGGTCTGGGTCGAGGACAGAGCCTCCGAAGCCCGCACATAGAGGTGGTCGCGGCCATCATTCGCATAAATACGAGTGTTGAGCGCAAAGGCGGGGGTCGAAGCCTTGTCGTCAAGGTCGATCCCCACAGTCGGAATGGTCGAGAAGACCGTAGCAGCAGTCGATGCCATGTTAGTGGCTCCTTTCGAGGGGGATCAGGTTTGGAACAGGACGCCTTGGAGGAAGGCGTTCGACAGGGTCAGGTTGCCAGCCCAAACGATAGGCTTGACCATAGCGTCCTGGTTGATCGAACGGACTTCTTCCAGCGGAACCATGTTGCGGTCCTTGTGAGGACGCCAGTGGATGTAGCCGGTGTTCAGCATATACAGGTGATTGTCGGGGCAAGCGCCGCCGAAGCCACCGTCAAACACCACGTCCGTCCCCTTATACTTCAGCGAGACATAGCCCGCGTCAGCTTCGTTGGGGTTGGTCACGCGCTGGATGTCCTGCAGCGACGACTCGTAGAAGCCGAAGTAGTTGTCGTCACACAGGATCAGGTCCGGCTTGTCAGTGCCACGCGAGCATTGACGATAGAGCGTGTTCATGAAGCGGGTGATGTTGGCAGCCGAGGCAGCCGAACCACCGTCCGAGGTCGCGCTGAACTTCTGGTTACGCCAGAAATTCCACGTTGCCCGGTTGATGCCGCCGACAGTGCCCGTGGTGGGGTCGTCAGCCACGAGCAGTTGCAGGCCACCGATTTGCTTGCCGCCCGAAGCCGTGCCGTTGGAGTAGAGGTCTTCGGCCACACCGTTCTGCATGGTCTTTTCCGCGTTCTTGATACGCGAGGCCAGCAAATCGATGATGGCGTCAACGCCGGAGTTTTGCAGTTGCTCCAGGCCGCTCATGGTCACGTTGACAGCGATTTGCTTCCAGTCGAACTCAGCCGAGGTGAACACGTCGCTAGGCGAAATGTTCAGGACTTCGTAGCCCGAGTAACGCTGATAAGTGACGTTTTCAGCGTATTCGAGTTCCTGGATGATGGTCCGACCACCGGACACCGGCTTGATGGTGCCGCGACGGTTCA